ATCTGCTAAATGATGTAAAACCATATCTCCAAGAAAAATAGCTACATGATTTAAAGTTGGGTGCAAAATTGACATCAGCAATACATCTCCCTTTTCTAACTTTTCATCTGACCTAAGTTCTCTAAACCCTGTTCGCCACGCATAATCTTCAAACAAAGGATTTTTTAAAAACTCTTCTGGTGTCATATTTCTTGCATAATCTTTTAAAATAATTCCTCTTTCTTTTTTATACCAATCGACTACCAGACTCCAAC